GATGCGCTAAACTCAGTAATCAAGCCATTGCAGTTTGCTTTCCAGAGAATTGTGGGAGTGTTCCAAAAAGTAGCGACAGCCTTAGCTGATTTAGATTTTCGCAAGGCATGGAACGAGTTAAAGTTATTTGGCAGCGAAGTCAAGGCGGGAGTTAAAGATGGCCAAGATTTCGCAAAAAGTCAAATTGCAATTAAAGATGCTCAACTAGCACTTGCTACCGTCCAAGGTGAATTAAACCGCAAGATTCAAGAGCAGAAAAGCATTGTTCAGGACGTTCTTAAAACCGACCAAGAGCGGACTAAGGCAGGAAAAGAAGCTATTGATGCGCTAAATCAAAGAACAGATTTAGAGGCCAATATTCTTAAGGAGCAACTTAAACAGGCCCAGTTAGCAGCTAATCAGAATGACACAGATCGAGATGCTAAGATAGAACTAGCTCAGTTAACTAGCGATCTTGCACAGTTAGAGGCTGACCGATTAAGTGCAAGCCTAGAGATACAGAATCAATTAAACGGAATCGAAAAAAGTTCAATCGAAAAAAGCAAAACCTTAGCCCTTGAATTATCGAAAGCACAGATTGAGCAAGCACAAATTACTAGCGATGAGATAATAAGAATCTCGGAAGAGGAATCAGATAAGCGGGTATTAATCGAAATGCAAAGGAGCAGGCGTGTTAATGATCAAGCACTATTAGCTCTCAAGCAAAGTCTAATTAACGAGGAAATAACGCGGGATGAATACGATTTGAAGCTTTTAGAACGCGAGCAAAACTTATTAAACTCACTTAGAGCAGCAAGAGTAATCGCGGGACTAGATACTACCGAGTTAGACAATCAATTAGCAGATATGCAAATTGCTAACATTGAGCGCGTAAAATCTGCAAATCAGCAAGCATCAGCAGCTACGGTGGCAATCAAAGGGGATGCGTTAGATAGCGAATTAGGAATAGCAAAACAAGGGGTAAACATCGCTAAGCAAGCAGCGGGAGACAATGCCGAAGCGCAGAAACTCGCAGGATTGGCGGCTATCGGAATTAATCTTGCCGAGACGATAACCAAGGCATCAACTTTAGGTCCAGCGGGTATTGCTTTCGCGGTTTTATCTAGTGCAATTGCGGCTGTTCAAACCGCTAAGATCAAGTCCACAAATACAAACTTCGCGGACGGTGTGATAGGATTAAACGGACCGGGAACATCCACAAGCGACAGTATCAGCGCGAACTTATCAAGAGGCGAATCAGTAATAACCGCGAAGGCGACAACGGCTTACGCTCCAGTTCTTGCGCAAATGGAGCAAGCGGTAGGTAATAAGCCGAATTTTCAAATGGGCCACAAGCGGAACTTTGCCAACGGGATTATATCAGCGGGAACAAGCCCAGCGATAAGCAGCACAAGAGCAGAGAACGCAAGCCTAAGCCGTGTTAGTGACGAGATAGGCAAGCGGAAAATCTATGTATCAATTGAGGAGTTCGAGGATAAGCAGCGGGACTTCACCGAGGCAAAGCAGTACGCTAATATTGTGGAGTGATTACTTAATCTTAATCACTACCCCAAACACGAAGCAGCTTTGTTGTAAATCGATATAATAATGCAGCCCGATAAGCGGGGAAACTAAACCCATGTCACGCGATGCGGTAAGGTTTAAGCGAATATCTACACCTTGAGTATAGCCTATTAGGTCAGCTCCAACTTGAACACCACCGAGCGCGACATTAGCACCCGTGGCGAAGTAAGGCCGATCTTGGAATAGACCTACCTCAATAGCGTTATGAGAAAAAGGCACACCTTTAAACTCACGATTAACGCGGTAGGATAAAGACAGCCCACCATCGGTTACGTTCTGGAGCGGGACGAGCTGCGCGAATGATTGGAAGGATAAAAGGATTAGGGTTAATATGATTAGTTTTTTCATGGCTTATAAGTTATTAGTTAAGCAAATGTAAACTAAAAGTTTTAGATAACCTAATCTATACAGTTAACGCCATTTCAATAGTCCCCTTGATATACACAACATAGTTCCTCTTCGCCTCCGTTCTCTTAGATGACAAGACAGCCACGTTAGCCAGGTGTAGTTCTCTGTCGTTCTTAAAAGACTTACTAAGCTCTAGTTGTTCCTTAAGGTGCTTATCTATCTCCAATAATCCAGCAATGATTAGACCAGCGTCCTCGTGCCGTTGTTTAATATCGGCTACTGTTACCTTTTTCGGCTTGATTCCTATTAAATCACTCATTCTCTTCTAGGTCTTTTTGTACTAATGTTTTAATTCGGCTAGTCATGCTTTGCCCTATCTTATTACACGCCTTTTGAAAGCTGTCTTTGTAAGGTGCAAGATTAACTGTTATTCTATCGTCTGACATATTATTGAATATCTAGCAAATTTACATAATTAATATGTAGCTATTACATAATCACTATTATATACTAATCCCTCTAATTAACTTAGCGCGAACTAAACAATAGTCGATTGGATATTTTACGCATCAACGGTATTATAGGAGAGCGCGAGCCAGCATTAGAGTCGATTCTAATAGCTAACGGCGTTGGCGAAAACTTCACCGCCCAAATGATGCGCGACTATCTCAGCCAAAATACCGAGGGGCCGTTTACCATAGAGGTTAATTCTATCGGTGGGGACGTAATCCAAGGTTTTGAGATTGCCGATATGATCGACCGCGAGAAAGCAAAAGGCCGCGAGGTTACTACTATAGGTATTCAGTTCGATTCTATTGCATCAATCATATTTTTAAAAGGAGACATTAGAAAAGCCGTTCGCGGTTGTGCTGCATTGATTCATAATTCTTGGCTTCACCCAGATCAATTAGGGGATACCTCTTTAAACGCTCAGACGCTTAGAGAGATCGCCGACGATAATGACGAAGCCGACTTTGCTATGATGGTCGAGTACTTAGCCAAGGCGGGACGAGACAACAAGCGATTGATTCAGGACTTAATGCGCAATGAGACACAGCTAACAGATAGACAACTGATAGACCTCAATTTTGCGACTGAGATGGTAGCACCAATGAGTACCGTTAAACACGGCAAAGCTTTAAGCTACAATTCCAAAGCACTTAAAGCAATGGCTGTACAATCAGTACAAGAGGAAGCAATAGAAAAAGAAACAAAAGAAGACGAAGATTTAATTTTAAAAACGACAGAGATGAGCGACGAATTAAGCGCAATCAAACAAGCCATGAAAACGCTTAAGGCGTTGATAGTTGGTGGACGTAAATCCATGGTCTTACCCTTAAAGGGTGGAGCGGGTGAACTTTTTGTTTTTTCCGAGGACGGAGAAATAGAAGGTAAAAGAGCGGTATTAGCTGAAGGTGGAGAACCCACAGAGACGCCAGCACCAGAAGGGCCACACGATTTAAACGATGGCCGATCTATTACAGTAGGCGCGGACGGAGTAATCCAGTCTGTAACTGAGTCAGCAGTTGACGCGATGACGGCAATGGAAGCGGATAAGGAAAAGATGGCTGCCGAGATGGTTGTTAAAGACGAAGCTTTAGCCATGAAAGACGAAGAAGTTAAAGCGGCTCAATTAGCCTTAAGCACTTTCAAGTCCGAAACTGAAACTAAGCTAAACGCTATGGCTGCAAGTATTGAAAAGCTTAGCGCAGTGGTTCCCGGTTCAGGAAAAGAGCCAACACGTCACGCGATGTTTACCAAGAGTCAAGATAGCGTTAAAGATATGAAGCCAAGCGATAGACGTTTAGCCTCACAAATTGCTTCACGCAAATAATTAACATAACAACTTATTACAATGGCAGCAAATCCAACGTTTACAACTCCAACCTATGCAGGTGAGTTTTTTGATGAACTATTCGGCCCAACCGTATTAAACCCCGCAGGTCTTGAGGACTTAGGTTTAGCTACGGTTATCGACCGAAGCAAATACAAAGAGACTATTTACGATGCAGACGATACTATCGTACTTGCAGATTCTAGTGCTACCTATACCGATCAAAGTACTACAGCTAATCTAAAAGAGATTAACTTAGAGTTGATACCTTACCAATTCAATAAGACTATTAGCTTAGACACTATTCGTTTAAGTTGGTATTCTAACAAATTGGGCGCTGGTTCAATGGAAGATTACAGCTACGATCAGTTAGTAGATCAGTATATCAAAATGGTATATGTTCCTAAATTGAATCAGGCACAAGCTAACTTAATCCTTAACGGTAAGACTGGCTTAGACGCGACTGTGGGTAGTTATACCTTTAGTGCTTCTTATAGTGGAGTGTACAACTTGTTCGACGCTTCTAGCGATGTAAACAAGATTAGCATTGCAGCCGACGCTGTTAATGTTGCAACAGTAATAAAGGGAACCACCACTACCTTAACAGTAGCCAGTGACGTTACAACCCTATTACAGGTTAACAACATCATATCGGTACGTACCGCGGCTGGTACTGGTTGGTCTGCAATTAATGGCGATCACACAATCTTATCTCTAACCGCTACAACTGTAGTTATCGGAGTAGATACTGACGCATTGACTAGCTCAAACTATACCGATGATTCTGGTTCTATTCAGTTCATCAATGCTAACAACATGGTGAAAAAGGTTGCATCTCACTACCGCGCACTACCTACTCAGGTACGTCGTAACGATGTGAAGATTGTTATACCTTCTCACCTAGAGTTAGAATGGCAATTCGCAGTGTCTGAGGCACAACAAAACGGAGGCGAGTACTACCTAAAGGCTCACGATCTGAAAATGATTAATGCCCAGATAGTAGTATTAGACAACGCGCCAGCTAACACCATCGGAAGTTGGGAGGCTAGTCGTGTATTCTACGGATATGATCTAAGCGATGACTACAGCAAAGTTTCTGTATTGTGGCAAGGTGACGGTACAGGCGATGAAGTGTATCACTTAAAAGGAAGAATGAAGACAGGCGTAGCGCTTACTTCTAAGTTCCAGAGTGAAATTACTCTATCTACTCCAGACGCATAATTAACGAGGGAGGGCCAACACTCTCCCTTTTTTTTCTAACATTTAAAACATAAAAATTATGTGCGGAACATCATTAAGTGTCGGGTTAGCCGGTACTTTCGCTGCCGTTAAAAAAGCGGGAGGCGTTAATAAAGCAATATACGCGGGGTCTGTAAAGGACTTATCTAGCGTAACATTTGCCACTGACGGATCGCTTGAGTCTATTACTCTAGCGTCGACTAAGCAAATGGTTAAGTTTGTAGGTCGCAGTACTAAGAACACAGCAAGCGAGCCTGTAACAGCAGAGGGAGAAGGTAACGTAAACGAGTATGTACATACTGTGCAGCCCGTACTATATCACTCCACACAAGCAGAGAGAGATGGTATAGAAACATTATTTGCCTTAGATCAGGCTTTCTTTTTCATACCAACTAGAAGCGGTCAGATATTAGTGTACGGAATTTCTAAGGATGTTAACACTTTGCAAGATTTTGGTCTTAAGTTAAGCGAAGGAGACGACGCTCTAGGTATTGAGTTAAACGATATGAATGCTCAGACTTGCACGATGTCAGGTAATATGTTGCATAAGTCTATCATCTTTAACGAGACAAGCACCTATGCTAATAACATCACAACTATCGAGGCTTATCTAACTCCTGCCGCGTAATGATTAGTTATAGGCTAAAAAAAGAATATCAAAACAAAAGAGTAGCGGTTGCAATCGGTGACCGCTCTTTTGGTATTGATGGTAACTTCTACGGAACTTACAGTAATGCTAATAACCTAATCGAAGACAACAAGGTCCTGTTTAGTAAATACTTTGAAACTCTAGAAGGTGAGGAGATTATCCCACAAGTTGAAGAGGTACAAGAAGTAGTACAAGAAGTAGTAAAGCCAAAGAGACGCAAGAAGTCTTAACGAATAACATCTAATTACCTATGCCGAACTTTTCACTCAAAGCGATGCTGTCCTCGATTCGCGACTCAATATCCCAAGACGGGCGAGCGTGGAGATGGGGGACAAAAGATAACTTTCCCAATATCATAATAGATAGTGCGAATGATTCAGGAGTAGCGAGGGAGTGCATAGATAAGTTAGAGACTTTCATAGCCGGAGATGGGATTAAAGATCAAGCGTTTTTTGATACGCTGGCTAATCCAGAACAAACGTGGGGAGAGTTAGACCGTGCCATTAATCAGACATTGGCTTACATTCCAGGAATTGCCCTTCGCGTATTGTACAATGCGGGGGGCTTACCTGCTGAGTTCCATTTGCTACCTATTCAGAACGTGAGAAAGAGATACGACGGGCAGTTTATATACGGCCCCGACTTAGGAGACCCTAGCGGTTTTCAATCCTTTACCGGTAGACACCGCGAAATCATACCCGCGTTCGGAACAGCTAAAACACCCTCAGAGGTTAGGGCTATGATGGCTAAACAAATAGCTAAACACGATAGGCAGCTTGGTGA